TCGGGAACTTCCTGTTGTGGCTCCATGAATCAGCAGCCCCGTCTTTAAAGGAGTTTAAAATGGAAAGACGCGAGATACATTCAAAGGTGCTGGGGGATGTCCAGCAAAGGTCCAGGTGGGAGACAAGGCAGGCGCTGTGGTATGAGATGCGCCATTCAGGTTTAAGGAGAAAGAGCAAGCCCTGGCCCAATGCAGCCGACCTGCACTATCCGCTGATCGACACGGTAATCGACAAGCTGAAGCCGTTCTACTACCAGCAGATCATTGGCATGGATGTCGTGGCGAGCTTTGTGCCGATGTGCCAGCAGTTGAATGCCTTCACGGTAACTGCCGAGCGATGGTTTGACTACAAGATCAAGGAGCGCAGCAACTTCCAGACTGAAGCCCTGACCTGGATAGATCATGGGTTGATGAGTGGCAGGAGTGTCGTCAAGGTGTACTGGGACAACGACAAGAAGCAGGTGCAGTTTGATGCCATTGACCCGATGTATTTCATTGTGCCGCCGCACACCAAGCACCTGAAGGATGCAGACCGCATGGTGCATGTCATGCGTATGTCCGTGGAAGCCTTCAGGTCCAGCCCGCTATACAACAAGGAGGCACTGGACCTGATGCTGGGCGACAGCACTGAGGGCACCAATACAAATGAAAAGCAGCAGGAGGTGTTCAGTCGGGAGGGGATCACCTATGAGGCGGACAAGGACAAGGTGATTGTCTGGGAGGTATACGCCAGGGATGGTGATGGCGAGTGGCAGGTGCATACCTATTCGCCATCGGCCATTGATGTTGACCTGAAGGAACCAATGAAGCTGCCCTATCGGCACGGGGAACCTCCCTTTGTGGATTTTAGTTACGAGATTAAGGACAAGGGCTGGTACAGCCCCAGGGGTGTTTGTGAGCAGTTGGCTCCATACGAGAGCTATCTGTGCAAGTTGTGGAATGAGAAGACCGATGCCGCGACCATGTATAATCGCCCATTGTTCAGGGCGGAACGGGAAGTCCCCAATGCAGCCAATTTAAGGTTAAGCCCCGGACAGATTCTTCCCTACGGGATTGCCCCGGTGGTCATGCCGCAGCCACCCATCAACTTCGACCAGGAGATGGTGGGGGCAAGGATGGTGGCTGAACAGCGCGTGGCAGTGCCTGACTTTGGCATTGGGCAGATGGTGAATACCAATGAGAGAAGGACAGCCACCGAGGTGCAGGCCGTGGGCAACCTGATGGCCCAGTCCGGTGACTTGCGCTCCAGGGTATTCCGGTTGGCTTTGGGCAGGGCATATCACCAGGCGTGGGGATTGCTTATGCAGTATGACGCCAAAGACCTGATGTTTCGCTACCTGGACGACACGCAGGAGATTGATCCCATCGTGATGCACAGCAAGTACGTGATTGAACCCAAAGGGGGTGTGGATGGCGTCAACCGGGCTTTAAAGCTGCAGCAGGCTGTGTTCAGGAAGCAGTTGTTTGGTCAAGCCCCGTGGGTGGATCAAGTGGAACTGGACAAGAGCATCATGGAACTGGACGACCCGGTCCTGGTGAAGAGATTGATTCGTGACCCTAAATTCAATGAGATGGATGAAGCGGAGGACGAAGCCCACAAGATAACGATCATGGAGAAGGGTTGGCCTGCAAGGGTCAAGCCGGGGTCAGACTTTGGGTTGAGGTTGCAGGTACTGCTTGGGTACGTGCAGCAGAGGGAACAACTGGGGGAACCTTTGGGTGAACTTGCCCAGCAACGTATAATGGAACGGGTCAATGCCCTGCTTGAAGGTTACGAGCAGGTGGACCCAAACAATGCGAGAGCATTGAGAAAGCAACTGGAGACTAATGCTACACAAACTGACGGAGGCGGCGAAGCTATACCTGCGGGACAGGAAATGGGTGGACAAGCCTGAATGGGACCATGAGGACGAGGAACGGTTGAGGTCGTTCCTGAAGAGTGATACAGGGAAGAAGCTCAAGGCGTATTTGCTGAACCTGACACTGACCTACAATGCCGAGGCGGTGCAGGCTGAAAATAACCTTGAAAAAAGTTGCGGATGGGCTAGTGGCTTTGCAGGGGCTGTGTCGACGTTCGAGGCGCTGGCACAACCCGACAGGATTTACAAGGCGGAACCGGAAGAGGACGACAGTTCCGATCTTGAACGATACCGTCCTTAACCGCGTCTTGTGGGGAGCGAGGACCGACCACAGGAGGATTCAAATGGCCTCAAGGCAGGACCGGGCGCTTGGTGCTACCGGAACCTGAATTGAAGCACCGTACATGACAAAATGAGCGAAAACACTGATGGAGAAGCTGTAGCACAAGATAGTGCATTAACAGAGGAGCAGGAACTGGAGAAGTTGGCCCAGGCAGTGGATGCCGGGGTTGAGCCTGAAGTGGTTGAAGAACCGCCGAAGGAACCGGAACCAGAACCAGAAGTTGAAGCTCAAGAGGAAACTGAACCCCCCGTGGATGCGGAGGGTGTACTGACAGAGGGCGAGGCTCCAAAGGTCACCAAGGCTGACAAGGATACAGCCCGACTCGACAAGACCTGGAAGCAGGTCAATGAAGAGAAGGGCCGGATCAAGGAAGCCAAGGAGGCACTGGAAGAGGAACGCAGGGAACTGGATCGTCAGAAGGCGAACCGTACCAACGAGTTTAAGGACTCAGAGGGGTACACAGCGGATGACTACCGCAGGACTGCAAAAGCCTGGGAACAGGACGGCGAATATGACCGTGCTGAATGGGCGAAGAAGCAGGCCGATGTGGTGGAGAAAGAGGCAAAGGATGCCCAGGTAAATGCCGACCAGGAGAGGTTTCGGGAGGAATTCCAGAGAAACTTCGACAAGGCAGCCGAGGGTAACCCGGACCTTAATACCCGTACCAGCGAACTGTACAAGGATGTCACGCAGTTGATGCAGGACAAGCCGTTCCTGGCTAGCTACCCGGAGGGCATCGTTGATGCCGTTGAGGTGGTGAAGATGAGAGGTGCCGCCAAGGTGAGCGACGAGCTTAAAGCCAAACTGTCGGAAGCAGAAAAAGAAATCGAGGAGTACAAGGGCAGGCTCTCCATAGGAGGCAGCCCACCGACAGACCGGCTGGACGGTGCCAAGGGCTTCAATGACATGAGTTCAGAGGAGCAGGAGAAGGCGCTGGAGAAAGTAGCCGAGGACTTTGATCGGCAGGGTGTGTCCCTTTTTGGGCGCTAACCTTGTAGTCCAATATAGCCGATTTAATCGGCAGAAAGGCCAGTCATGGCGGGAGTAACGTTATCAAGTACGTCTGGAGTGAGCGATCAGTTCCAGACACATTTCAGTAAGAAATTACTGGATTATGCGGTTCAGGCTTTAAAACTGGATCAATTCGCAAGTAAGGCACCGTTGCCCAAGAATAGCGGCAACAAGGCCATTCGGTTCTTCCAGTACGGGGAACCAGCCACCACGGACATTGCAACCCTTACGGAGGGCACGGCCATTGCGTCGAGCGCCTATCGTAAGATGGCGATGTCTTCAGTGGACGCAACACTCGTCCAGTACGGCGAGGTCATTGGTGTGACCGACATACTCAGTGCAACTGACCTGTTGGGTACGCTTAAACAAGCCAGCAAGACAGCCGGTGAGGATGCCGCATTACATTGCGACACGCTCATCCGAAACGAGCTGGTAGCTGCAGGTACAACCAGTGAATCGGACAGTCGTACCAAGCGGTATGCAGCAGGTAACCTTGCTGCCGAGGATACATTCACTGAGTTCCGTGGAAACACTGCGGCTTCCTATGTGGTAACGGCAGACGACCTTCTGGACGCCTGCACGAACCTGAAGATCAATCGTGCGCCACAGATCGACGGCAGCTACGTTGCGGTCATGGCACCACAAGTGTCACGCGACCTGATGCGTAATGACGATTGGCTGGAGGCTCACAAGTATTCAGACGTTAAAGGTCTGTATAAGGGTGAAGCCGGAAGCCTGCACGGAGTTCGTGTTGTTGAAAGCACGAATCCTTTCCGCGAAGATGTCTCTGCGGATTCAGATAAAGGCGTTTATGCAGCCTCTGGTGCCATCTTCAGCACGTTCGTCATGGGTGATAATTCCTATGGTGTACCGGCGTTGTCAGGTGACAGTCCGATGAGTCCAAAGATTATTATCGTGGACACACCGGATAAGGCGGACCCTTTGAACCAAATGTCAACACTGGGATATAAGCTATTTTTTGTAGCCAAGCTACTGAATAGCAACTGGAACATAGTTCTGCGTTCGTTCTCAGCTTACGCGTAAAAGCCAAGGGGTGGAAACAAAGGGTGCCCCTGTTAGGGGTTTTCAGGGGCACCCTTCTTTTAAAGGAGATAATGGAATGCCAATTTATACGTTTATAGGAAAAGGCGGGGAGAAGATAGAGAGACTGGTCCCCACAGGCACCCGTGAGGTGAGCGAGGATGGAGAACTATATGTCCGGGGACGCCTCCCTGAACAGTTTGCCTTTACCGGGCGTAACCTACCCAGGACGTTTGCCCAGAAGATCAAGCGTGGTTACTACGAGATGGAGCAGAACAAGGGGGCAAGATTCAATTCATCCTATTCCAAGGGAACAATCAAGAAAGTGTGGGGATTTTAAATGGCGACATTAACGGGCAGGACAATTTCATCAAGCTACACTGAAGTTCTAAAGACAACCGGGTCGGGCGGGATTACGTCATCGTTGGACACGGTTCAGGACGGGGACGCAACGGATTCAGCCCTGCAGCTTTCCACTGCCGGGGTAAAATCCACCGGCACCCTTGAGGTGACCGGGACAGCCACCCTGTCAACGAGCGTGGCCCTGGCAACCGGGGCAACGGTTACCGGCATCAATGACACGGATGCCATGAGTGACGCCAGCGCCACGACCCTGGCAACCTCTGAGTCGATCAAGGCGTATGTCGATACACAAACCCACACTGACACCACCTACACGGCTGGTGATGGCCTTGACTTGACCGGAACAGTATTTTCAGCCGAGGCTGCGTCCCTCACAAACCCTGGCGTGGTGGAGCTGGCGACAGCCGCCGAGACAAATACCGGGACCGATGCGACACGGGCAGTCACTCCTGATGGCCTGGAAGACTGGACGGGTTCAGCACAGGTAACCACCCTGGGCACGATAGCAACGGGGACATGGAACGGCACTGCCGTTGACGGAACCTATGTGGACCTTGAGGGTACGGAGCTAAAGAGTACCGGGCAAACCGGGGGGTCTAAATATCTTCGCGAAGATGGTGACGGAACCTGCTCATGGCAAGCCGTGGCAGGTGGCAGTGGCGAGGCAAATGAATTCAGCTTCAAGACCATCTCGGTCAGCGGGCAGAGTGACGTTGTTGCCGATACTTCCACAGACACGTTGACTCTTGCTGCTGGCAGTAATGTTACGATTACCACCAATGCGGGGACCGATACAGTTACAGTAGCTTCAGCCGATACCAACACAAACCAGCTTACGACTTTTACTGTATCGGCAACAACCGATACTACGGCAACCACCATATCGCAGGGGGACGACCTCTTTTTTGCCGCTGGTACAGGGATCACTTGTGAAACCACGGCGGACGGTACAGTAACAATTGCCAATACTGTCACCGACACCAACACCACTTACACCGCAGGGGACGGTCTTGACCTGACCGGGACAGCATTTAGCACTGACATCAAATCAAACGGTGGCCTCAAGATAGATACCACTGAACTGGCTGTTGATAACGGTATCGCTCAATACAAGGTTGCCACATTTGGTGCCGGGGCGGCTGATGATGATTTTCTGCGGATCGACGGGACAACCGTTGAGGGCCGTTCGGCCAGTGAAGTTTTAAGCGACATTGGTGCGGCGGCGAGCGGGCACAGCCATTCTGCGATCACGGGGGATTTCGTTGGAACCGTCACCGGGGGTACGGGGATTGATTCTACTGGCGCAACCACGGGCACCGACATTGACCACACGTTGAGTCTTGACCTGTCTGAACTGGCCGACATTACCGGGGCAGGAGATGTCTCAGGCTGGAGCGCGGGTGACCTTGTTTCTGCGGTTGATGCGAGTGACAGCAATAACAGCAAGAAGATCAAGCTGCCGGCTGAAATCGGTATTGCCTGCTCAGACGAGACGACAGCGATCACCGCAGGAAATACTGCGGCTGATACGCAGAAGGCGAGCATTCTTATCCCCCGCGCCATGACCGTGACGGAAGTGAAGGTTAACCTCTACAAAAAGACCAGCAGCACAGTTACAATTGATGTGAATTATCATGCGACTGCACCGGAGAGTGCGGCAACCTTACTTAATGCCGCCCTGTCTATGACATCCACAAATCTCCACGCCGCCACCTCCACATTCGCCAGTTCAGCGACATCCTATTCCCTGGCTGAAAATAGTTTTGTCACCGTGGACGTGGATGCCGCTGGCACCAATGCCTTGGGCTTGAAAGTTTGGTTATTGGGGTATTGGACATGAGTCACATAATCAACCCACATCGTTTTGCTGCCGCCCCCTCATCCGACTACGTTGCCATAACGTCCGACTCCCCTTATACAGCAACAACCGATGGGGATTACAAGTATGTAAAGTTTACTGGCAGCAGTGGTTTTGAAGTGACAGACGCTGGCGGGAGCGGGAGCAGCACAATTGAGTATTTAGTTATTGCTGGAGGAGGAGGAGGCGGTTCATGGATTAGTGCTGGTGGTGGAGGGGCAGGCGGTTACGTGGCCAACGGTGCTTATTCCGTTTCAGCCCAAACTTACACTATAGTAGTCGGTGCCGGGGGACCGGGCGGGACTAGTTACACATCTGAAGCCACACAGGGATCATCATCATCAATAACACCCGACAGTTCTGGGTCAGCGATAACTGCAACTGGAGGAGGCATCGGTGGCAGCTATAACTGGGATGAGGACGGTGGCGACGGCGGGTCAGGCGGCGGCGGCGGGGCAAAGTCAGGGGCTGCCGGGGTTGGCGGAACTGGCTCCCAAGGCAACGACGGAGGGGCAGGCGATGACGTGCCGGGTGGCGGCGGGGGCGGCGGCGGTATGGGCAGCGCAGGTTCTGATTCTGATGGAATGACCGCTGGCGGGGACGGCGGTTCCGGGCAATCCAGTAGCATCACCGGGAGTGGTGTTGTCAGGGCGGGCGGCGGCGGCGGCGGCGGGGACGAAACAGCAATGATGTACGCAGGTTCTGGTGGGTCAGGAGGAGGCGGTGACGGAAGTAGCGGACGGGATTCCGATGGCGGTGACGGAGTTAACCAGCTAGGCGGCGGCGGCGGCGGTGGAGGAGGAACATCAGGAGTGGATGGTTCTGACGGTGGAGCTGGCGGCTATGGGATAGTAATCATCAGGTGGAAGTTTCAAAACTAATGGCATATTTTGCGGAAATAGATACCGGGAACAGGGTTTTAAGGGTGGTCGCAGTGGATAACTGGCATCTTCTGGACGAAGATGGTAATGAATCCGAAGATTTGGGTATTAACTTTCTGAAGAAGCGTGGTGACGAAAACTGGCGGCAGACCTCCTACAACACAAGAAACGGAGTTCATCGGCTCGGGGGAGTGCCAATGCGAGCCAACTACGCTGGTATCGGGTGGTTGTGGAGCGAGGAACACAGCATCTTCCACCCTCCACAACCCTACCCGTCATTCACGTTAGATATAGTAAAAGGTCAATGGACACCACCTGTGCCGCGACCCAATAAGGAAGTGGCCTGGAACGAGGATGACCAGAAGTGGGAATAATGGTTACATTGGATGACATAAAGGTTTCGGTAGCATCGGTAACGGGGATTGGGAACTGGATGCTACAGATTGACGTGCTGCTGAAGGTGGCAATATCGGTGGCCACTTTAATTTATATTGTTAAGAAAATTATCATCCTGAAGAAATGAAAAAACTATTGGCAATCGCATTACTGTTCCTCGCCCTGCTGTGCAGTGGCGCTGACCGCTATGTTCCAGACTTCCTGAACGCCATCAGCGTGACGGTCAGGGCTGAGTTGGACTATCGCAAGAGCGAGGGCAGTGGCTCTTTATTCGTTCGTCAAATAGGTGACCGCAACGCAACCCTTTGCTGGACTGCTGGGCATGTCGTGGCGCATCTCCGAAAGATTGAGGAATCAATCGTGGATGGTAAGCCATCAAAGAAGATCACCTTTGAAAACCCGAAGCTAGTCAGGGAGTTAAGGAACAAGGACGGAAGAAGGACCGGGGAGGTGGTGGTGGATGCCAAGGTGATACGCTATAGCCCAGCAAACAAGCATGACCTGGCGCTACTCATGGTGTTAAGCGAAGATTTTATCCCTGAAGCCAGCGTTGAGTTCCTGCCCAAGGATGCCCCATTGACCAGGGTGGGTGCCCATGTGTGGCACTGCGGCTCGTTGCTGGGGAGTGGAAACAATGGTGAGGGAAGTGGCCACAACAGCATAACCGATGGTGTGTTAAGTGCCCACGGCAGGCTATTATTCAAGCAACCCTTTTGTCAGACAACTGCCCCGGCCTACCCCGGAAGTTCAGGGGGCGTGATCGGTAATGCCAAAGGTAAATACATAGGGATGCTAGTCAGGGGAGCAGGGTCGGATTTCAACCTTTGCGTCCCTGTCGCCCGGATGTGGATGTGGGCTTCCAAGAACAAGGTGGAGTGGGCAATGAATCCCAAGCTAAAGATTGCCCAGGAGGAAATTGACGAACT